TCGAATTTTATGTCAGCAATTATTTCCATCCATTGACATTCCGGAAAAAATTGACATCCACAAAATTCTTTCGAATTTTATGTCAGCAATTATTTCCATCCATTGACATTCCGGAAAAAATTGCATTTAGAGTTAACTTGCTAAATTAACAAGTTAACTTTAATTGTGCTTGATTATTCATTTTTCAATTAAAAATGAATAAAGAGTGCACTAAATTTTTTTTATTAAGATTATGTTAGAAATTCTAAAGAATTTCAAATTATAACTTAATAAAAAAAATTGATATTTTTATTGTTTAATTAGTATAAAAGATAATTAAATGCTTAGTTTTATGTATCATCAAAAACCTAAATCTGTTTCTGAACAGGTTTATGATGAACTATTGGAAGCTTGTTCTGAAATTAAAGGGGAATTTGACTGCGACGTAGAAAGTTTTGTTAAGGATAAGATGAGTTTGCTTATCAAGTCTGGGAAAACGGCATTCATCGAATATTTGAAAAATCCCCAAAATTATCAAAAAATCGAAAATAAGATCAGAAAAACTGTTTCATTGATTCAAAAACCACCTCCAGTTGCCGATAGTGATGATATTAATATATTTCAACAATTGTATAAGGCATCACAAAAATGGTTTAAACTTATTTCAAAATTCAATGATGGAAAATGTCGTATAATTGTTTTTGGAAAAACACAAGTTGGGAAAACAGCAACAATTAAAAATTTGTTTGGAATCAAAGAATTGAAATTGAAAGGAGGAACTAGATCTGATACTGATGAAATTAAAGAATATGTGACGCAAATTAACGGAGTTGAATTATGGCTAGTTGATACTCCGGGATTTTTTGATAGTGATGGTCGTGATCAAGCTAATTTTGAAAAAATCAAAGAATATATGAGCAAAAATGAAATTCATCTTATTCTTTGGCTTGCTAAACTATCAGATATGCCTAACATCAAAGAAAGAGAATTAATCGGTAGTTTGACAAGTACATTTACTCCAACAATTTGGTCCAATCTCGTTGTTGTCCTAACTCATGCAAACGAAACACCTCCTCAAGAATATTTCGAGGAATATGATGATGATAATGAAGATGATGACGAAGAATACGATCCATATGGACCATTGATTTCCCAAAAACTAATTACTGTTTGGACAAAATATGTAGGAAACAAAGAGACAATGTGGAATAATATTTTTTCTAAATATGGAGGTATTTGCGGAAATATCAAAGTGTCTCTTATTGAAAATAACGCAAATAATCCCTACAAACGTCTTAATAAAAAACGTGACAAACTTCTTATCAATGGTATTCCAATGTGGGAAACTTTAATGATTGCCATTTTTGAAACAGTGTCAAATATAATGAAACCTTATACGTTTTTGCTTTTGGCTGGAACTCAAGACGACACATCTAAATGTCGTACACAACAACAAATTGTTGCAAGTGCAGCATTGAGTGTCAAACAAAAAATGGACTCTGATACGACAGAATCATCAGTACAAACACCAAAACCATCTGCATCGGCATCAACACCTAAACCATCTGCATCAGCATCAACACCTAAACCATCTGCATCGGCATCAACACCTAAACCATCTGCACCGACACCAACACCTAAACCATCTACACCTAAACCATCTGCATCAGCTGGAGCCAAACATCAAAATACGAGTTGGTGTACAATTCTCTAAAGATGGTATTGAATTTTTTTATTTTACATTTATCATTAATTAAAAAAATTGAAAAAAATATCTGTTATTTTATTTACTAATAATTAAAATGCATATTTTTAATTTGACGTTGAGCATTAGAAATAAGTTATTTGTGTTGATAAGTGTTCAAATTATTGATATTATTATTTGGTTTTGCGAGTTTTATTATAATTTGAAAATTCTTGAAATCATTCATCAAATCTATAATTTTATATGTTTATCTCATATGATATACAAATTTAATAAATTATTGCATAAATCGACTTGGTTTTTGAGATCATTTGAAATTTACAAAATAAAAATTATTCGTATGAAAATATTGTCAATTATATATATATGTACAATCTTATTGAGTTATTACAATCAACAATTTAATTATGTATCTATCATAATTTTATTATTTTTTATTAAAAATTATCATAAAGAAATCAAACTCATATATAAATTTGCAAATAATAAAACAAATATATATTTATTTGTGTTTTATTTTTTATTACTTTTACTACATCCATCCATGTTGTTTAGCCACAACAACAAATGATATTTTTGTTAATTTATTTTAGGCATCAAAATAAACGTTAACGAATATACAGAGTTATTTATAAGAAATTGAAAAATTAAATCTATGATCACCAAATTATTATTAAAATGACCGAACAACTTGAAGCACTGATGACTAAGCGTAGTCATCTTGAATCTGATTTGCATAGAGCAATCAAACAACATACTGAACAAAAGGAATGGTTTGAAGAACAACGTCTTACAGAAGAATATCAAAGACGTCAAACTTTGATGAAACAATTTGAGCAACAAATTCGCGAAAGTAAGCAATCAATCGATTCGTGTGATACAGAAGCAAGAAAAATTAAGAAAGCTCTTATGATTGAGAGGTGTACAAGAACTTCTCTATCAAGTCTTGACTTGTGTAGCATTGATGAATTGATTGAAATTATTCAAGGACTTCATGGAGATGATGAACGCAAACTACCAATTCCAAGAAAAACTAAAAAACAATTTGGTTACTGGGAAGCCCAACGTCTATTTTCTGGTTGTGAATATTTTCTTATTTCACCTGATAGTGGACATAGAAAAGTTATGTATTCTTCAAAAGAAGAACACAAGAAACGTCTTATTGATTATTTGAAAGATATGAGTTGTCGCTATTGTAAATCACTTTGTCACGAAATTGAACAATGCACGAAAACATCATATACTCCCCAACAAATGCATTTGCTCAGACAACGTGCGAAAATCGACGAACAATTAAAAAAAATTTCAAGACATTAAACATATTTTTTTATTATTTTAATTTAATATTACGAATAAATTAAAATATTTGATCTTAATAATAATACATAAACTTGTTATTGATAAAAAAACAAACTTATGTAACAAATATTTCATTTTTTATGATACATAAGCATAATTTATTGTCCATTATTTATAATATTCTTGAAATGAAATATGTAAAGTTTACTAATTACATATTCAGTTCACTATACTTGATAGTTGGAAAAATATTCATAGGAAAGAATGGATTTCTATCAAAAACTACAAACTTTTGATTATAAAGTGGAAACAATAATTTTAAATTCGTTTTGTTATCACAATAATGGTAATTATAAAAATGTCCAAATTCTTTAATTTCTGAATATTTTTTAATGTCATCCACACTGTTAAACACAATTGATTCTAATTTTACTACTCTGTCTAAATTTAATTCTAATATTTTTTCAATTAATTTTAGTGGCTCAAGTTGAGGTTCAGTTACTCCATATTTGATCATGCCATATGGAATCAAATAAAATGGATTTTTATTTCTGTGTTTTCTAATATCAACATCATTTTTCAACAATCCAACACATTTATTAAATAGTTTCTCATTCAATACATTGACAAACATTGATACTTCACCTAATTTTTTTACACATAGTTTGGAAGCTTTCTCGATACCAACCAATGTATATATTGAACCAATTGTTATCAACGTGAATGTTGAATCAATAATTTCAAATAGTTTGACACAAGACAAATAAAATGTCATTTTAATTGCTTGTTTTAAAGATTGAAGAAAATATTTTTTTATAAATTTAACAACTAATTTTATTTTATTTATTAATTTAACAAAAATATCTTTGATGTCATTAACAATATTTTCAAATAATTTAATGCATTTATTAGCCAAATCTTCTATTTTTTTAATAATTAACTCAATTTTTTCTTCAATTGTTTGTTCAATTTTATTAGAAATAAGTTTTATTTTTTCATCAATTGTTTCTGCAGAGTTCATTATATTTATAATTTGAGTTTAAAACAATAATAAATCAATTTTTTGAATTTTTATCATCACATAAAATAGTTATTGTTTTGATAGGATTATCTTTAACTGGAAATCATTCATTGAGTTTAAGTTCTAAAGTAAAATATAGTTTGTACATATTTTTATTAATTGGCAATTATTATTTAATAAAAAATAGTTTTTTATATGGAATTATATTTTCAATATTTTTTACAATTTTTATGATTATTGTTAGAAATAATATTAAAAATTTTAGTGATTGTGATTTAGAATTTCGCAATTCTGAAATTTTGATTAAAAAATGTGAAAATGACAGAGCAATTTTTGGAAGTAAGTTAAGTAATTTGGTTAAAAAAATTATTGAATAAATTTTTATAAAAAGTTGAAAAACATAATTTTTATACATATTAAAAAGCATATGTATGAACTACTTTGTTATACGACATTTTTATCAGTAATATTTTGGATTGTTGGAATACCTACTTTATTATGTGGTTGTGATTGGTGGATGATTGAATGTGTAAGATTCACTCCACTAAGACATGCTAAAGTTATAGATTATCCTATTACGACTGATACATGTTCTGAATGTGTTAAAAGTCATCAAGAATCTTATGATAACTGTTATATGGTTACATCAGGTAGCATGAGCTGTTTATATAGTTCTCATGTAGTCTCTCAAGATACACTAATTCAAATCGTCTATTAATATAGTCATCACTTGTATAAGTTGATAACTTATCTACTAGTCTATCTTAATCAGCATTTCTACCATCAGCAGGTAATAGTGCTATGTCTAGTTTATGACTATTATACATACCAGTAAAATATGGATGTAGTATTACCTCTTTTGCTTAAACTCTCTCATTAAATTATTATATTATACTTTTTGTAAAAATCTATGTTTATATTTGCCAAAGTCTAATTTACCAAATTGGTATTCTATAAGTAAGCCCATATTTATATATTCATTACATATTTTATTAAGATATTCTAAATTTGTGTCATCAAATATTATAATACCATTAGGTTTTAATAGTTTTATACTATTATCCATATCTATTTTAGCATTTTCATATGTATGGTCACCATCTATATGAATTACATCATATAGTTTATCTATTTTAGGTAATTCTATTTTACTATCTCCTAATATTATACCCAATTAAAATTCGTATTGCACATTGCACCTCTTTTAATTTGAATATTTTTATAGAAAAAAATATATAGGTTATTTTATTTGTATGTTTTTTCAAAAACATAAATATTCCGACGATTTAAAACAACGAGTTTTAGATGCATGTCAACAAAACAGAACTATGACACTCAAGAAAATAGCTGAGCT